CCATATAATGTAAAAATATATTTTAATATTGATACAAACATTCGCATATAAGTGTAACACACCAATCGTTTCCATTTAAATTTAAAACATTACCTTTATCGTCTAATAATTTAACCGACATTCTATCTATATTAACAGGACCGAAGTATGTTCTGGAATTATCTTGGAGAGAACCACTAAATTCTACCAACAATGAACCAGTAGGAACTCCAACAGATGTTTTAATAGGTATAATGCCTAAAATGTCAGAAGATGTTGGTGCTTTAGATAAATAATTTGTGAGATTATTATTATTACCATTTATAGAGTTAATTGTATATAATTGAGCGTTTGTTAATGTTCTTGGAGCACTTGGTAACACGACTTGTGTTGAATTATATTCTTCTTTATATTTCCCTGCAATTAATAGACCATTATCAGGTTGTTCAATTGATACCTCTGTAACAAGTTCAGTTAGATTATTGCCTGTTTGAGAAGGTGTTAAACAAGTATACGGTATATCATTTGAATAATAGGACGGCATTTTTAAAGTATTTGAATTTTGAGCAATAGAGACGATGCTATTATTTACACGGTTTTGATTATAATCATCAATTACAAGTATTAAATATTTAGGCCCATTTAGGTCTAATATAGAAGTTCCAGTGTTACCAAGTGGGTCTAAATAAACATAAGGTAATTTAAACCCCATAATCCACCCCAGTGTATTATTAAAATAATGATTTAAACTACTTTTACAAGTATTACCACATTGTAAAGTTCCTGTAAAATCGTAAAATATAATTTGAGCGTTGTTATCAAGTTTAGTGCTGTTATATGTAAAATTATATATATTTATTGTAATTTTTCCATTACTTTCATTATAATGTACAGGGTCGTTATATCCTGTAATCCCCGCATCTTGAAAAGATTTATTCAATTGCGTTACAAATGAAGTTTGATTATAATTTCCTGAGGGGACAGAAACAGTAATTGCAGTAGAATTTCCACTAATATCAAAAACTACCCAAAAACAAGTATTTCCATAAGCGCTATCAATCGCATACCAACTGGATGGGATTTGATAAGAATATAATCTTAATTTTAAAGCATTTTTTAATGTATCAGATAGGTCTAAGGTATAATCAGTGGATGTGGAATCAACACCACTTGTGTACTGTCTAAATTGACTATCTAAATTAACAAACCGCATTGTAGTATTTTTTAAATTAGGGTTCAATGAGTCTTGTTTTACAGGCAAGTCAAATGTATCCGTTGTAGCAATTTGCTCTTGTTTCATTGGAGCGTGCTGACTGTTAAATACCTGAATTTTTTGTTTACGCTGAGTAATCTTATCATTTTGATTTTGGTCAGATTGTGTAAGATTCTCATTTTCGTACCATTCACTAATCATTTTTTCACCAGCTGGATAAATAGCGTCGTTAGTCATGCCTGAAAACCCTTCTACAATAATTTTGTCGTCGTCGTTTTCAACAGAATCCGTATCTAAGTCACTGACATATTGTAACAATTGTGTTTGGATTTCTTTAAAAAAAATCGCAATTTCGGGTTTTTTATTTTTAAATTTGTTAATTAATTGATTTGTTTTATTTAAAACAATGTCTTCATTAATGTCTTCATTCGTTATGCCAACTATTGATAATAACTCTGAAAGTGTATAATTGGAAACATTTGTGTCAAAACTAGTCATAACATTATTATAGATATTGTTTTAAATAAAAAATATTATATTTTATAATATCATTTCGACGAACGATAATTATATTCTTTCTTCAACTTGTCTTGTTAAACATTCTCTAAAATGATAAATAAATAGTTCTTTAATTTCCTTTTTTACATTTATACCATCACATATATCAAATTGTAATACTTTTTCTGGTATTTGTGTTAAACCTGAACCTCTTTTTGAATGTGTTTTACCCTTAAATAAAATTTCTTCTAATACATAAACTAGCGGACGATTATAATCATAAATCGTATCCCTTTCTATAAAATAATCACCAATATATGTGTATCTATTTGTATTTCCATCTGAATGAACTTTATAATATCGTTTCGAATCTGGTTTATTTTTTATTAATCCAATCCCTTCGATTTGATTTGTGGCATTATTCATTTCAATAACAAATACTGGTGAATTGTAATGTATTTTTGGCGACATTTCAGAAGGACAACAATACATACAGTTAAACCCATATTTTTTTCTATAATTATAATTATTAACTAATGTTTCATTATTAAATCGTGTTGTAACAATCGAATACATTTTTTGTTTGTTACTTAAATAAAGTTTATTTTTATTTTCAATTTTAAATAAAAATACACAAATATTATACATCAATTGCTTGATAAAGTCTCTCGTTCATAATTTTATATCTTTCATTTTCCAATGCCGTGTTAAGGAAACTCCAAGGAGTGCAAGATTGAAGAGCTTCAATTCCCTGGTCACAGAATAAATTTAGAAGCGTTGGACTAAATCCTGACATCATTGAAGCATTCGGCTGATTAGAAAGAGTAGGGAACCCCGAAGTGCTTCTAAGATTCCAAAAAAGAATATGTGGAGGTCTATACGCGGTTCCGTGAACTCTAATTCCTGCTGCGGCATATTTAGCCTTCATTGTTTCGTATAATGCGTTCTTATCGCATCTGTCTCCAACATCCATCTGCATATCAGACAAGATTACAAGAACCATATTTTGAACGTCTTCTGGAGCCATTTTATTTTCAATAATCGCGTCCAAAATAGTGTCAAGTGCCGCACTGAAATTGGTTGTCATGCCCCAAGGTGCGCGCTGTATAACCCCCACCTGAGAAACAAAATCATCAAAAGGTTCCAAATTCACCCAACTAGGTGTAGAGGTGAATGTCATAACACGCTTACCAATGGCAGATTTTTCAGCAATGCGTATTCCAAGAGCAATCGCAACTTCCATAGGTTCGCCAGACATAGAACCTGAAACGTCCACCATGGCAATCATATTACCAAGAGCGCCTGTTTTCCTTGAATTATCGCGCCATTGTGAGTTTAGAAGGTCCTTTTCGAGTTGTGTTCCTCTATTATTATGCAAATCCATCGCTTGTTTGGTAAAGTCGCCCATACTAACCCGCTTACCCTTCATTTCAACTTCCCCCGTAATCGCATTTTCAATATGCGTTTTAAAATGTTCGGCACATTGTACTCTGTCTGCGTCATCGGAAAAACGAATTGTACCATCTTTTTTTATATTCAAGAAAGCCTTCTTTTGTTTTGTAAGTGTAATAGAAGTGGCATTATTAAAATCAATCTCAGACCAATTTCTGTCACATTGTTTAATTTGAACGGTATCCAACCTTTTATTAAGAGATGATAAAATCTTTCGGTAATCTGTCTTACACTTTAAAAACGCTCTTTGTTTTCTCTCATTTGTGTTAGCAGTAAGCATAATATTTTGAAAATAATCAACTGCGAGCATATCAAACAACCAACCAAAAGATGACTTTTCTCTAGGTGCCCATTTAGCAACAAGTGATATATTGTCTGTTGTTGACATATCATTTCTAATTTGTTCATTTGTAATTTGAACGGAATATCTAACTAAGTTGTGGTCTGCGTAATTAGTTGTTCTATCCTTGATATATTTACAAAAATATTTAATGTCTTTCCATGAACCATATTGATGAACATTCTTATCTCCCAAATCAACGAGACACTTGAGAGCAAATTCAGATAGAGATGGATAATAACTATTCCAAACGTAAATCATCATATAAGTCAACGCACATTCACCCTTTCCATCTATAATGTCACGAGTGTATCCTATCATTTTATAAAGAATGGATAGATAACCCAAAGCTATTTGCCTTTCTGGAAGAGTTCCATTTTTTACTTCTTGACTTAAAAAATCTAACATAGAATCCAATTCACTTTCAAGGGGTCCTGGGTATTGTGTTCTTGAAACCTGAAAATTGAATTGCACAATTCTCTCTTGAATTGAATTAGACCATCCATATTCTATATGACCATTCTCACCAAATTGTTTTGGGGTTAAATTATCGAGTGCGGTTACAAGTGCTGCCATTATGTTAAATAATAATATGATTTAATCTTTATATCGTTTTTTTATTGTTGTTTTCTTATAATTTGACCTTATGAACACTTTTTTTGTTACGTTATTAGGGTCAATCTTTTTAAATTCTTGTGATTTTTCATAAAATATAAAAATGATGTCATTCATATCCTGAAACATACTAATTGATTTCTCAAAAAAAATGGCGTCTATATTCCTAACAACATTCAAATAATTTCTCTCTTGTTCATTATGAAATAAAAATTTTTTAATCTCGTTTGCGTCCAATGTTATATTATATTTTAAAATAGATAGTAATGAATACCTTTTGTTATTGTCATTTGAACTATCTTTAAGCATTTTAATTATTTCTTCTCTAGAAATTGTATTTGGTCTAGACATTAAAAATGATTCTTGTTTTATTTTTTCTATTTCATTCTCTCTATTTAAATAGACAAATTTCAGATTCACGTAATACAAATCATCTTTATAAAAATCTTGATACAATTTGTCAGTTTTTTCAAAATTATTTATCCACTCATCATTTAATTCATTATGCATAATATATTATAAAAATACATATAATACATTATAATATTTAACTTATTGTTTCTTTAATAACGTTCCCAATATTTTACATTTTCGGTAGTATAATCTTCATTTTCTTCATCACTTTCCATTTCCATTTGCGCATAGTATTCTTCTTCCATTTGTTCTTCGTATTCTTCATCTTCTATCCAATTAGGTGTCTTGAATATTTTTTCCCAATTATCATATCCATATAATTCTATATATTCATTTGTTCTTCTTTTATGTAAATCACATAATTTATATAGTCCGTCATAAGCTAATTGTTTATCGCTTGTGTTATTAATAGTTTTTTTTCCAAATTCAAAATTTATTTTGCCGGTTGTTTTATTTTTCGTTAAAACAGCCCATCCAGGAGGAATAGTTGTTTCCTTTTGGTTTTTATCATTTTCATTTTCAATTGAATTTTTAATTTTTGCTAAAAAACTACCATTATTTGTTTCACTTACGCTTTCACTTTCACACAATCTTGGAAAATTATCAATACATAGCATTTTTTTCACTCGTTCTGCCTCTTTTTTTTCATTCGTTTCTTTTCTTAATTTATCCTGAAAAGCTCTGTGTTCAATTGCTTCATTAATTTCTTTATTTGACAACCTATTACGGTCACGTCTGTTATTATTAAAACCTTTTCTGAATGAATTATCTGGTTTATTTTCTTCTTCCTTTTTTTTGTCATTTTTTTGTTGCTGTTTATTTGTCGCAATATCTTCAGCCAATGCTGCGAAACGTGAATTAGTACCAAAAATATTCTTCATTATAATCGTTCAATATATATGATTGTTATAATATAATTATAAATAATATCTTTATATGTATTTTAAATATATTTTTAAATAAGTAATTTAAAGATAATGCGTTATTCTAAACTATCTCCTTAAAGCAATAACCAGACAATTAGCATTATGTTTATTACTATAAAATACAAAATTTATATATATTTATAGGAGGTAGCATTTTATTGATAACACGTAAAAAAATTTATAATAAATTTTTAAATTTTAATTTTTTATAAATATAATTTTTTCTTTAAATATCATCTACATCCACCATCTCATCATCATTCATATCAATTATAGACGACTTACCCATTTGTGCGGCCTTCATTTGTGCTTCAATTAATGTTTGATATTCTTCCGTTTTTTCATCGCCAAATGTGAAACCAAGATCGTTGTCATCCTTATCTTCGTTACCTATCATCTTATTATCATTTGTGATGAATTTAGACCAGTTTATAGAAGTAATACTATTTTTTAACTTATTTTTATCATTCTCGTTATACACTTCTATAACATCACAGTTCAATGTTTTTCTATCCACATTTTCCCAATTACGCTTCCCAACGAGCATCCAAGTGCCGTTAGCAATAAAATTGTCACGCTTACCTCTTCCGCAAAATTTGCCTCTGATATGACAAAGCATTTCAACGCCATCTAATGTAGTGACTTGACAATTTTTTCCACCATATATTTTAGTTACTTGAGCATATATTTCATCCGGATCTTGAGATGTTCTTAATTCTTTGTCTGTTTTAGCAAAGCTTTTGCGTGCAAAACCCTTAGCTTTATTTCCTCCGAAGTTCTTGACCATTTTGTTTATGTTTACTTTTCATATTCTCATTTTTATTTGTCTCAATTTTATTTAAAAATAATTTATTGAATAAAATGAACAGACTATAGTTTAGAAAAACTCATTCTGCGTTTTTATCTTTTACTAATATATAATGCAAGGAGGCAGAAAACTAAGTCAATGGAATGTATTCGTGAAAAAAATATATCATGAAGGACACTCTAAAAATAAAAATTATAGCTTTAAACAAGCTTTAACAGATGCTAGCAAACGCAAGGGAGAAATGGGTTCAAGCAAACATCACGACACGAAAAGAACAAAAAAGATGAGAAAATCACATAAAAAACGTTCTGTGTCACTTGCAGGAGGAAGACGTCATAAAAGTCGTAGACACCGCCGTTAGACTAAAATATTACATTTATTTCTCCAAAATATCAAATAATTTAGGCATATCATCGAATGATAATTTAATAATATAAGACCAATCGTTCTCATTATTAAATAACTTACTCAAACTATCCTGCAAATATTCTAAACTGTGTCTAAGATCTGAATTAGGATGAATATTTTTAGAAAGTTCCAACACAATTTTATTTATAAAACAATTCTTTAGAGAGAAAACACGAGATATGTTATGAAAAAGGTGTAAATATAAAACACTTAAACTAAAAACGTCCCATTTATCATTTTTTTCCAAAATATCATTAATAATAATATTTTTTGGTTTATTAATGTATTTTTTTAATGTTAAAATGCACGAGTTTTTATAGGATTCTTTATATTTTTCTGAAAAAAAATTTAATACATCTAATTTTTTTACAAAAAATTCACAAATATCCTCAATTAATGAATGCGACATCGTTTGTAAATTATTACGAATTAAATAAAACAATACGTGACATTCAAGAGGCTTATATGTATAATCGGTTTCCTTATTAATAATTTTTGTTATGTACCTTTCATCTAAACGCGATACCTGTAAACTTAACTGAAAATTTCGTAATATAGGTTTCTCTCCACAATCCAAATTAAATACTATATTTTTTGGAGATAAATTAAAAAAACAGATATTATTTTTGTTTAAAACAATTAAACTGTTCAAAATATAAGAATATGACTCTATAACGTTGTAGATAAATAATTTTGGAGTTGGCAAATTAAATAAAAATTCTTTAAAAGACACAAATTTTTCATTCTTATACTTAAAAATTAAATATTTTTCATTGTTTGATAACTTTAATTGATCAATATATTTTTCACTTAATTGACTAACATTTACGTAATCATAATCATCAATTACATCGTACTTGTTCGAGTAATACTTTATTTTTTTTATTACATCACTAATACGTGCTTCATTTATAGAATAAAATGAATAATTTGTAATTTTTGTTTTATATTTTTTTACATTGTCTTCATTTTCATTATTGTTATCATCTAAAAAAAAATGGTTATTTATAAGTGATAAATCAATGTTTATTTTCTTGTTCATTTATTTAATATTTG